CGCCGCAGAAAGGCGGCCATCTCCGCGTTCTCGCGGCGCAGGAACTGCGAGAAATTTGCCTGCGCGCAGCCTCTTCCATGCAAGAAGTCCGCCATTATGGACATTCGCTCTGAAGAATGTCCATAATGGCGAAATGCCAAGCAAACCCCTGGTCGTCTTCCCGCAGGAGCAAAGGCTGCTTTCCCAGTTGGGCGACCAACTTGAAGACTAATAGACAACAAATCAACAGCGGTTAAATGAAAAAACTAACAGAAGCTGACGTTCGACTTATTCTTACGACAGACAAATCTCTTCGCGTTCTTTCTCGACAGTTAGGAAAGTCAAAGCAAACCATCTCTCAGGTTCGTTTAGGGTTGACCCACAAGTCATTAGCACCTGATTTACCTCGTCGTGCAGCATCGAAATCTTGTCTTTGCTGCAAGTATTGGCGCGGAGGACTGGATCCTTGTTCACAAGGCTTACCTGACCCAATTGATGAGGGTCCTAGCTTCGCATCTGATTGCGATTTTTACGAACTAAAAGCCAAAATCACCGCTTCTTTTGCAAAGAAAAAATGACTAGGGGGTTTTTAGCTCCAGTGGCAACCAAGACTAAAAAGTTTTGGTTAGCTGCATTTACCCAAGACAACGAAGACGAGCCGTGTTCAATTGTTCGCGTTGAACTCCCAAGAAAATCAACTGAGTCAGCGCTTAAACTTGCAGTAAAAGCTGCCAAAAAATGGATGGATTCAGTTGATTCGGTTTGGGAAATTTTGATTCACGACGGACCTACGGAGGTGCCTGCCACAGGCAGTGCAATTCTTGCAAGATTAAGCCGTGAACAGTTTACAGAATCAATGGAGTTGACTGATGATTGACAACACAAAACAAACCGAATTAAACGCAGCCCGCTATCTGTGGATCAAAGCTCAAAAGTCTTTGCGTTTGGAAACAGATGGACTTTTATGGTTTAGAGAAAATCAAGAAAAGTACTATCCGTCGCACAGACTTTCTGTACGCGGTACGGGGTTCCATGGAGTAGAGCACTTGGATGATCTGATTGACCAAGCAATGGAAATGTCTAGAGATTCGTGAAGGAGATGTGTTTGTATTTGACGCCAACAAAGATCACGCTTGGTTGTCAAATAATATGTGTTTACTTACACAAGTTACTGTTAAAAAAACCAGAAAAGTAAAACAATGAGACTTTCTGAAGGAACGACAAAACGAATTCACGTTAACCAGCACAACTTGAGGCAACGTGTTGCAAAAACAGGAGACTCACCTTGTTACACAATTAAACACAAAAATAAAACTTACTGGGCAAACGAAGTATTGATTGAGGGTCCCTCCAGGTTGGTAGAACGTGTCGACAACCCTCTTTCTTGTGGTGCTAGGCTCTGGGTTGAGACTGAATCAGCTGTGGTTTTTGATCTTGATTGCAAAACACAATGAAACTACTTCCTAACGATTACACAAGATGTAACGGAACTTTTGATGACGCAGAGGTTTGTAAGTTCAGTGTAAGCTGTGCTCGCTATCTCGACATACGACACGACTGTTCAAGAGTTGCTGTGCTCATGAACAAAAAAGACGATCAATGTACCTATTACATTCACTGCGTATGGTAGCAAATACGCTCCGTAATTACATTGTATTTACTTCGAAGGGCAGCATCAACATAATAGCTTTCAATCAAACTGCTGCTGTCATCTCTGCTCTAGAGCTTACAGGTCCGGGGTCAAAAGTGTTACGGTGCGTGCAGCAAGGAGATTGGTAGCAAAGGTGTGGGGAAGGGCTGCAAACCAACTCGCAGCCCTCAACAATGTCGCTCCAGGAAACAGCAAAAATTGGAGCGCCCCGATTTGGGCCTGCCGCTGTTCTTCTTCGGCCCACTTGATTATAGTACAATTTGACTAGTGTCAGGCGTGGATCTGCGATGAGCTACTTAACTCCGCTGGAAAACCCTAACAAATGGCTAGTTGCTGTCATGCTCGATCTTCTTGAACAAGATACAAAATCTTCCAAAGAAGCCTTGGAGTACTGCATTAGAACCCTTGTTACTAATGTAGATCCAGGATTGATTGAACAAGCGTTTGGAGATCTGATATTTGATTACGAAGATCTTTTGGGTGAACAAGAAAACAATCAAAATAGTTCTGACCAAGGGTGTTTGCCTCTAGGTCTAGAGGACGTTGAGGAATAATGTCAAAGTCCTCTCTGATCGGGTCGTTATGGTAGGGAGGACGATACCAATAGAACATCTTTTTTTCTGCGTCAACCGCCCACTCTGGGTGGTATTTGTGCCAACGTGACCAAGCGCGAAATTGTTGCTCGGGGTTACCTGAAGTGCAATCAAGCACAATTCCGTCACCCGGCTCAATATTCCAACGAATCCTTAAGACTTCCTTAAATCCTCTTACAATCGTCTTCATGCCGGAGGTTCCCATCATTTGGTTGGCCATGGATCGCCTACGCTTGTTCAGGCGGTTGTTGTACCAGTCATTCAACTGCCGCCTCGACCTGCCCACCGCAAAGCCGACGTTCCAGAGCCAGTAGCCTGGGGTGTGTTCATACCAGGGCTCAAGAAAAACTTTACAGACCTGGCCGTTGACTTTGAATGTAGTTGATGTAGTGTGGCGGCACGTTCGACGGCTCATGGATGGAAGACCTTATTTTGCTTATTCAACAAGACCCTGATTTGTGGGAGATTGTTGAACAACTGAAGCACCCTGACGAGGATCTCAGTGATTTCATCTTAAGCGTAGCGCAGATGCTGAGCGTAGAGTTTGAGATTCTGCACAGGGGCGATCTAAGCGAAAAACTGTCTGCGTTGTTTGGTGGGCTGCCTGCTACTGCATTTAAAATGGCGCCCATTATGCTTCACATTGCCTTGGATCTGTTTTTGCTTCGCGCAATCCCTAACAAGGAAGCACTGGAGAATTGAACCATGCAAAGTGGATATTGTCTGTGCTCCAGTGATCTAAAAAACGTTCTGTGCTTGGACACAGAACAGGAAGGTTTTTACCTTTCTCCGGTGAATAATACCAGGATTTTGAATCATGCTTTGTGTTTGTCTGACATCACAGAAGGTAAGAATATATTGAGGCGCCTAATTGTTTCAGGCTGTTGTGAAGAGGATTGCACTGAACTGGAAGTGCACAATGTTGCCCGGTTGTATAACAAATTTTTCTAATGACTGGATACATTCTTGACATTGAATCTGATGGGTTAATCCCTCAGATGACAAAAGTCCATTCCATTGTCCTAAAGGATATTGACACCGGATTGGTTCACAGCTGCGCAGACCAGCCAGGGTATCCTTCTATACAAAAAGCACTCGAGATCATAAGCAATGCTGATCTATTAGTCTTCCATAATGGTATAAAGTTTGATATTCCGGCGCTAAAAAAGATTTATCCCTCCCTTAAACTAAAAAATTCGTGTGCGTTCTATGACACTCTTATCGCCAGTCGTTTGTTTTGGCCTGAGCTTGACGGCGTTGATCACGCCAAGTGGAGTCACATCGCACCCAAATACGTGGGTAGACACTCCCTTGCTGCATGGGGAGAGCGTCTTGGTGTTGCAAAAATCAAGTTCGTTGAAAACACAAAGAAAGACACTGACGTAAAAGACGTCTGGGCGCAGTGGTCGGAGGAGATGCAGGTTTACTGCGAAGGTGATGTTGATGTCACTGATGCAGTGTATCGCTACATGATCTCTCAAGAGGCTGACCCCCGGTCCTTAGAACTTGAGCATGAGTTTGCGGTAGTAATGTCCAAGCAAGAGATGTTTGGATTCCCTTTTAACGAGAGGGCTGCTTTTGCTTTGGTCAACACACTCAAGGTTGAGCGTTCAGAGATTGATTCTCAGTTGCAAGAAGTGTTTCCTCCCGTGGTGGAGAAAAGGATCTCTGCTAAGACTGGGAGGCAGCTGAAAGACAAAGTTACTGTCTTCAATCCTGGATCCAGGCAGCAGACAGCGGAAAGACTGCGAGCGTTGTATCCAGAGATCACGTTTGCTTCTACTGAGAAAGGTAATCCCCAAGTCGATGACGACGTTCTTGAGGCTTTGGGGGTTAGATATCCTGAAGCTAAACTGTTGGCCAGGTACCAACTGTTGAACAAACGTCTTGGACAGATCGCTGAGGGCAAGGAGGCGTGGCTTAGGCACTGTACGACCTACAAAGATGGGCGTATTCACGGAGAAATTGTTACTAACGCTTGCGTGTCTGGGCGCTGCGCTCACAAGCGACCGAACATGGCACAGGTTCCTAGCGTTGGCCATGCTTACGGCGCTGAATGCCGTGCTCTTTTTTACGCTCCAGAAGGTTGGCGGCTCGTAGGTGCGGACGCGTCAGGACTTGAACTCCGTGCGCTCGGAGCGATGCTCGCCTACTACGATGGAGGAGAGTATGCACGACTTGTTAGCAACCCTGATCGGGACGTCCATTTCCATAACGCTTGTTTGTTTGGTATTCATAGTAGTGATAAAGTTATAGATAAAGTCACAAGAGATCTTAGTAAACGTTTAATTTATTGTATACTATATGGAGGTGGTGCTAAAAAGACAGGTTCAATTATATGTCCTGAAGGAAATGAAGATAAACAGTATAGAGAAGGTAAGAGAACTATCGATACTTTTTATTCTAATCTCCCTGCAATTAAGCAGCTTAAGGACGCTATTGACAAGAAGATTACAGATCGTGGTTACCTGATTGGTATTGATGGGAGGCGCCTACAGATCCGCTCCAGGCATTCGGCGTTAAATCAATTGTTGCAATCGACTGGCGCAGTGTTAATGAAAAAGGCAACGTGTATTTTGTATGACGATCTTGAAAGCTCTGGATTAACACACAGCAAAGATTGGGGTTTTTGTGTGTTTTGTCACGATGAGTGGCAAATTTTAACTAGACCAGAACACGTTGATTCTGTAGCGAATACATCAGTAAAAGCTATTGAAAAAGCCGGAAAGTATTTTAATTTGAAATGTGAGTTTACTGGTGAGTATCGAGTAGGACAAAATTGGCAGGAAACCCACTAACGTCGTGCCCAAGGGGCTGGTAAGTTGAGGTAAGGAACTAATCCTTGTTTAATAGCTTGTGATGCATAACGAAATTCGTTTCCTACTGCTCTGCTTGATCTGGCTCCGATGTCGGTTTTTGGGTTAGCTTGTACTGATGGAAGCCAAGAAATGGGATGCTGTGCTGCTTTTCTTGCGGCAAAATTAGTCAAAGATCCACTAGATCCTTGTCCAAATAAGGCTGCTCCTGTAGCAACTGGACCTGCAAATCGCAGAACTGGTGCGGCAGCTGGAACTAAAGCACTGAGTCCCGCATCAAGAAGGGTACCAGTTGCTGTGTTGCCTGCAACTTTTCCTGCTGCGTTTTTGTATTTTCCTCTTTCCAAGTCTGCAACAACAGAATCTGCAAGTACTCTGCTACACTGTCTCAGTTGCCATTTTGAAATGATTCTGCCCGACTTTGCGATCACCAAGCTGTGCCTAGAAGGTATGGTCGAGCCTTTTGATAAGTCTCTTGTCAACCCAGCCAGCATTGACGTGCGTCTTGGAAACAAGATCATGGTAGAAGACGAGTGGAAGCCAGAAATGGTTCCGATCAATTTGAATGAGTTTGAAGTTGATGAGGACACCCCTTTCATGTTGTCTCCGGGTCAATTTATACTGGCTGAGACGATTGAAACTTTTAATCTTCCCGACACAATTGCAGCACAATTTGTATTAAAATCTAGTCGTGCTCGCGAAGGAATCCAACACCTTCTGGCCGGATATTGCGACCCAGGATGGTTCGGTTCTAAGCTAACAATGGAACTTAAGAATATAAGGGAGCTTCACGAGGTAGCTATTTGGCCGGGTATGAAGATTGGTCAAATGGTTTTTCAAAGGATGGAGTGTGCTCCTTTTTCTTCCTACGCTGTTACAGGTAGGTATAATCAGGATCAAGAGGTAACAGCGTCTAAGGGATAGTTGAATTGATTATTGGCTTTGTAAAGAAAATCAAATATTTTGGGGCCATCCTCTTGGCCCTTGCTATCCTTGTCCGGCTCCCTACCGGGGAGGCAAACCTCAAAAACAACCATGAACACTTTCGTTGGAATTGCCACCTACACTGGCGAAAAGTTTACAGATAGCGGACTTCGGTTCATCGAAATGTCAATCCCCAAGGTAGGGAAATCTGGAAGTGATGTACCTGTTCTTGTTGTGCCTAACAAGGCTGCAGGTGAAAACTTTGATGTGTTTCAACCAGGTGCTCATCTTCTTGTGAGTGGTCGGTTATATCCAAACCGTCAGGACTACAAAATGTATGTAGTGCCTAATCAGCAACTTGCTCTTGTAACTGACAAGAACCTTCAGCTCAATAGAGTAAACATTTCTGGAGGTGTTGGCTACATTCCTGATCAACAGAAGGAAGACCTGTTCACCTTTACAATTATGTGTTCGGCTCCAGCGCAATCCGTTCTGGGACACAGCTGGGAAGACAGCCTCAGTTTCCGTATGGAGAGCTGGGGTGACGATGCTCGCAGGCTGGAGAAGATGCTGCACGTTGGTAGGCAGGTCAGTGTTGAGGGTGTGCTTCGTTACAACACCTGGACGGCACAGGACGGTGGACAGCGTGGTATCTACCAGGTGCGTGTCAGGTCTGGCCTGTATGCGGCTTTTGGTAAAAACAAAAAGCAAGTAGAAGTAGCTCCCAAACAAGAGGGTCCAATCACTGGATACCCTCAATCAACTTCATCAAACTACATACAAGCTGTTTCCCCTGCTCCCCAAGCGGTCGAAGAAGAGGTTCCGTTCTGATCTGCTGACGCCTACGGGTTTTGACCTGCTTGGCTGTAAAATACCCTCGAAACTGCCGCGCAAGCGGCTTTCATCTCCAGGTTGGTTGCCGGGCGCGGTGTTCAAAGCCGTGTTTGTGAAGGTTCAAATCCTTCTCTGGAGACAACACAAACCGTTTCGACTGTATTGAACATGGCTAACGTTCTTGATCGTTATTTGAACGCTGAGAAGTATCAAGGAATCATGCGTGATTTCTGCAACTGTCAAGTGCTAAATGACAAAAGCAAGCCTGGTCTTTTCCTGAAGGATACTGTTCTTCAGCGTATTGGCTGGACCGGAACTGTTGATCAGTTTGTCGATGCTGAAGAGTATGAGCACACCTACAACAACGGTGACAGCAACAAAGGGATCTTTTTCAAAACTCCACGCATGCTTGTTCTTCATTGCGGATTTCGAAAAGATGTAACTTTCATCGAGAACTCTGAGAAGAGTCAAATTGTGGGTCTTTATCCTCGTGATTCTAAAATGTATGACGAGTGGAATGAAGAGAATCCTGACAAACCCTCTCCTTACAAGCGTCGTCGCGTGGTTCTTGTTTTCTTGGTTGACAAAGACGGCGTACCTACTCACAAAAAACCCCTAATCCTGTCGATTCACGGGGGTGCTTCTAACCTGTTTACTGATGCTTATGGTACTTTCATTGAGCAGCTGGAAGCGGTGTTTGCTGAAGCCATGGGTATGAAAGGTGCTGCGGGCTTTGACCCTAAGCAGTCAGCTGCCGCAATCTTTAGTCCTACGTTCGGCTCTAAGCAGTACGGGGAGAAAAAGACCAGCTGGATTGCTTACCCTAAATCTTGGACTGTTCCTACTGCCAAAACCCTTGGTGATTTCTTTCCGAAAGCAGACGACACAATCGATTTTATTGAGGAAGTGTGGACGACCTGCAAGCCTGAAGTTTACGCTGAAGCTTTCTTCAAGCAATGCGAAAAGGAGATTGGTTACCACGCAATCAAGGAAGGCCTTGATTTTACCCTGCCTCCAGTAGAGTCTGGTAACAGCAGTCGTGTGCTGCTCGGTGCCAGGGATGCGGAAACTGGGGAGATCACACTCTGATCTGATTTGAGTGTTGAGGGGCTGGTCGAAAGACTGGCCCTTTTTTAGTGCTTGTTACGAGCAAAAAAATTGTTTCTCTAGTAACAGCCGTTTCAACTGTTTTTTACGTTCCTTTCGCAATTCATGTTCTTTGAGCCACAATGCAAAGTAAGCCAGATCACCTTCACTGTATTTTTCTGGGTTTGCCAGAGCGTGTTTAACCAGTTTTGCAGTTTTCATTGGTCAATAGCAAGCAACTAATGTGTTTTAGGTTTCTTTCAGCGCAACTTCATGCGCCGCAAAAAATTCCTTTTTGTCTTGTTCAAGGCTTTTCCTGATCAAGCTACGAATTACTCCTTGTCGGCTGGTAGCCAAAGTCGCTAAAAGAAGTGCAACTTCTCTTAACTGTTCAATGTCTTTCTCGGCTTCAATTTCTCTACGTAATGCAGTCATTCGAAACTGCTCCTCAAACGTTCCCTTCAAATCTTCCTCTGTAATAAGAAGAGGAGTCAGTTCAGAATCTGGCATCACTAAAACGCGTGCTGATCAAGTTTAGTACAAAAGCACTTGATGTCAAGTAGCAATCGTTACTTGATAAACTTGTGTGACAATCCTGAAAATCTCTTGCTTTGCTGACCTCTCTGCAGCTAAGCTGCCACCGCACACAGCCCACCTCCAGTGGCCAAAAAATCTCCAACGGTTACCACCAACCACAAGGAGTCCCTTCCCAAGCGGACTTCCATTGGCCAAGGTCGCAGAAAGCGTGGCTCCTGGAACCAGCAGCGTAAAAAGCCCCTTCGCGGCCAAGGCAAAAGCTAACACCTAAACGCACACACAAACCAACCATGGCGGACAAACTTACTTACTCCCAGATCTCGGAGCAAATCCAACACATGAATCTTTTGAAAGACATGCCAGAGCTTTCAGAGGATGATAAGACCAAAGTACATGATCACTTAAAAGAGCTTGCATCACGCCAGGAACGAAAGTTTGATAACATCATTTTGATGTTAAAAAAGTGTGATAGTTACATCAATGCTCTTGAAACTGAGCTTCAAGAAATTACTGAAAACCTGGAAGCTTGGAAAAAGAATAAAAGCATGATCGTTGACATTATTAAGTTTGCTTATCAACAGGAACTAATAGGTAACAAACCAACTGGTATCAAATATCAGGGAATGTTCAAGAGAGTTAAGCCGCGACTCATCGACAATTTTAGTCAATGGTCTGAAAAAGAACGTGTCGAATTTGGTCTTCGCAAGACTACGACAATTACCAGGATTCTGGATAGTGCTGTCGTTGAAGTGAAACAGGAAAACATTCCTGACAGAGATCGGGTCAGGCATGCTTTAGCAAACGACGGCACAGCTCCAGCAACAGCAGAGCTTGTTCCAAGTTTCAGTTTCATCTACGAAAGAAGGAAGAGAATCTCTAACAAGTGATTCTTAGTAAACCCTTACCACTTGTAATTGACCATGACTTCCCCTGATTCCAATAACACTCAAATGGACTACGAAGAATTTTTCAAAAGAGAGGCGCACGCAATCATTAAGAAGCTTGCCCTTCTTGACACCATGCTTCCGTGGAGTGACTTAAATCATGCCGAAAAACTTCTCAACATCTATGACAATATCAAGTACATGGTAGACAAGCGGTACAGAGGTGAAGTGCCACAAATCGCAGGATTCGATTCGATTACTACACACCTTAGTATTAATGATTTGGCAAAGCTTGTGAAAGAAACTGTTGACACTGCCCTCGAAGAGTCAAATGCTCCTGAATTACGCGACTTCTTTTACTACACGGCGAATGTTGATGAAGACGGCATCGTTATCCTTCCTGACGAACTTATCGAGTCTCTTGGGTGGGAAGAAGGTGACGAACTTGTCTGGGAGATTAAAAGCGACAATACTGTGTCAATCACCAAACTAGAAAAAATTGTGGAAGAAGCTAAGGAAGAAATTAAGGAAGAAATTGAGGAAGAAAATGAAACTAACTAAGGTACAAGAACACCTTATCCGCCGTATGACAGTCAATTACTTGGCTTACATGGGGCAAAAAAGTGTTACAAAAGAGTGGCTTGAAGGTTATTTTCAAGCCAAAAAAGACTGCAACAATTTTCTAGAGCAGCACAAGATCTTTGAACCCAACAAAGAGGAGAATGAAGAAAACCGCCGCACCAGTGGCGAGTAATTAACGGCTAATTTCTTCCCAGTCTACGGATGCATGGAGACTTGCGTTAGTTGTGCTTCCAGCCGCAACTAACGTAAGCTCATATGCAGTGTTAGCAAAACCGTCTCTTTCTAATTGAAATTTAAAAAGAGCTTCTTTTAGGATGTCAACCGGATTTGAAGACTGGTTTGAAGCACTGGAATAACCCTGTGCAAGAATACGTCCTCCTGAAAAACTAGTTCCAGTTAAATTGTATTCTACAGCTGAATCTGTTCCTGCACTAACCCAGGTTCCTCCGGTGGTTGTTCCTGTTGCAACAACTGACCAGTTGTAGTGAGCGTTATTCGAGAGTCCAAGGAAAGACAAAGCAGTCAAAATAACAATCGCATCTAAACGATTTGGAGAACTTTTTAATCGAATTGAAATAACAGGATATTTTGTTCCGGCAGTAGACAAAGTGGCTGGAGCAGTAATCGAAGTTCCAATGCTTTGCTGAAGTCCGCGAAGCTCGTAACCACCTTCTGAGATTACGGTAGAACAGATTTGTTTCAGAGTGCTGCTACCTGAAGTTGTTCCTGTATTCTCAACCTCGTAACGAATAGGAAGAGAAGCTGTAGTGATGTAAGTAGAACTAACCAAGTTTGCGTGATGAAACTGGTGGCAGAGAATAAACTTACCGTCAATAACAAAACCAAGGCGAACAGTACCTAATCCCAACCACTCAACATCCATCCATAAAATCTGAGCTTTAGTAATACCTAGAGTAATTTTTGATGGCCCAGTTCCATCCATCGTATCGACGTTCCAGTTAGCAGATGAAACTTTTGTTTCAACTAGCGATCCACTTACACTACTTCTTTCTACCAATGCAAGCGTGTTGCCACTTGTTCCATCTAGCTCCAGGAAGTAACCATTTGCTGCTCCGTAGTAACCTACTCTTTGTCTGAGATTTGTTTTTGCTGCATTTAGGACAAAAGTTGTCATAATTAACAAACTTTTGCCTGGCTGATATGAAAACACTTTTGTAGTTTCTCTATAGACTTTGGATCCTGATGTAGTAGTTACAGCCAAATCAATTAATCCTTGGTTTGCGTTAAACGTTGCAGTCCCTCCTGAGGCTGTAAGGCTGCTCCACAGGTTGTTGTCTCGATACCTGTGACTAGAATCAAAAAGAGTCAAAGGGTTGGAAACCCGGGCTCTACCAAAAGCATCGACTGCAGTTGATTTGTTGCTAATGCCAGGGTCAGTGGTCACCTGAATCGGTTGTCCAGTGATAGCAACGTTTGTTGCTTCTGTATTCATGGGCCGGGTCTTAATGACCTCGTACCTGTTTAAATCAACCGAATCGATGACCGTTGCCATTACTGCGTCTGTCTTTTGTACTCAGTTTACCTCCTAACAGGTTTAGGTGTAAGATTAGGTGTCTTCAGCAGACCCTTTTTGTGAAAACACGCAATAAAACCCTCAAGTACAAAGGAGTACCTTCTGAAATGCTTGATCCTTTTGTTTTTGAGGGCTATGAAATCAAGTCTCTTAAGCATGGGAACACGGGACACACTTTGTACTACGCACCACGAGTGGAAGATTTTGAGCCGCAGTGGACAATGGATCTGGAAACGGCAAAAAAAGGCGTTTTGAAGTGGAAAGCTGCAGGCTGCCCAATGGTCGGCGCAGGTAAGTTGAGCGGCGTAGAATCAGTTACAGCTTAATTTCTAAGGATAGGATCAAGTGGTGCGGCCTGTTGCGACTGACCTGATGGACGATCTGGCCTACCAGATCCATGAGCACCTGCTTGAAGAATCAGTGTCATTTGAAAACAGTCACTTGGTCCTTATTCCAATCACTGATCTGGTCAAAAAGTTTCAAAAGAACCACAGAACCATCAACCGTCGTTTGTCAGCGTTGAAAGATGAAGGACTTCTAGTTCCCCTTATCAAAAAGACTTACGGAACTTTGTACAACATCAAAGATCCGGATGATGAAACAGATGGCTGAAGCACATAACCCCGCTATTGACCTGGTAGATCTGCTGGGATCGTTTACCGATAATGGTAGATCCCTTCGATCATTTATCAACCATCCGCAAGAACTAGCTATCTGTGTTCTTACTGCTGGTCTGATGGCAAATACCAAACTGTCAATGACTCCAGAGGACGCCATTAAGGCTTCATTCGACATTCACTCCAGAATTCAGAGGCACGTTGCTGCTTATCAGAACATGCAGTTTGCTGCCACGGTGGACGAGGCATTTAAACCGCACCCTGAGATGCGAGAGCGACCTCCTGAAACAGATGGTGATTGACCTGTTACATTATATTTGATAGAGGCCAGCCCGCTGTTTGCACGGTTGGTCCATCAACAACACCCCTCAAGCCTATCTCCCACACGCAGACCATTCTGCTGACGTCAGTAAAATGGTTCTGAGGATGACGCTCAAACAAAGGGGTCACTATTCACACTACTCCTGCAATCTGATCATGGCTGAAAAGAAACCTGCTGGACTTTACGCTAACATTCACGCCAAGCAAGCGCGGATCAAGAACGGTAGTGGCGAACAGATGCGAAAGCCTGGAGATCCTAAAGCGCCTACCAACAAAGATTTTCGAGACTCAGCCAAGACTGCTAAGAAGAAATAGTTTACAAGGTCGATAGCCCAAGCAGAGGCAGCCGAGACAATCGGAACTCAGTGGGTGGTTCAAGTCCCCCTCGACCTATTCGACGTGCTACTACCCTCATTTGAAATGAGGGTGTCATTTGAACTGACGCCCTTGCAACCATGCTTAGTTGTTAATGGTGCTACAAATCAGAGCGGCAGACTGATTGATAATTTTTATCTCTCCTCCTCTTGGGTGATCTCCATAACGCAAATACACTTCAGCTTTTTCCTGTGCTTCTTCGGCTGACTCTGCACGCATTGTAAGAGTCCACTCCATTGACGTAACTTTGTTCATCCGAAAAGTAAACTCAGGTTTCATTTTTGGGTGAACAAGGTTCAATAGGTGCCTGAGTGACTAGCCCAGGACTTGATGCTTCAGCGCAACTCTCGCTTGCAAACGAGGACTGAAGCTGTAGGTCCCGTCCCCTACTGGGCTCGGCATTGACGTAGCCGAACGCACGGCCTCTGTACCCAGTGGCTGCTGGGGTGTGACATTGGGACGGTCACACACGACCCCTAATGCTTTTTTAGTCATGGGAAAGCCAGGAGAAACCCAGCCCTAAGGTAGCACAGATTTAGCGACCAACCGCTTTAAGGATCAACCAAATAAGTCCACCAGCAGCTAGCAAGCTGAGAATCAGAGCGAGCGGGATCCACAGGGGGCCAAGCACCCAGATCCATGGCCAGTTGATGGAGCCTGTCAACTTCAGGCCGATGAACAGAACCGCCAGTAAAGAGGGAAAAACGGATCCTGTACTGATTGAAACGCGGTCCATGCGGTTACGTCGGTACGGCACGGTTGTAGTCTATCGGACTTACGCACTGTACATACCGCTCACTGTGCTGTCAACGATCAAAGGTTGCCTCCCTTGCTGAAGGGGAGGACTTGTAGAGCAGTTTCCGATATCAGACGATTCTTACAGGTGGCCAATCCTACAAGTTGCTTAATCGGTAGAGCTGCTGGCACCGGTCGTCACCGGGAGATCGGTCAAACCCTTCATTTGACCTACGCCTAAATATAGCATTGAAGGTGTAGGTAGAACTCTTTCGAGTAAGGTCTCAGTTCCAGTTTTTGCTTCGAGGGTGGTCTCCAGGTGCTCGCAAGCCTTTTTTGGGTCGGTGTGAGTTCCACACGTGAACGCGTCTACTGCGGCATAACCTAGTTCTGGCCAGGTGTGAATGGAGATGTGACTCTCTGACAAAAGGGCTAAAGCTGTCACGCCTTGTGGTTGAAACTTGTGTGAGGTGAGGCTGAGTAGGGTCGCTCCAGATCGTTCAGCGGCTTGAACCAAAGCTTCTCGGATGAAAGATTCATCGTCGAGCTTCTTATGGCTGCAGCCGTACAGATCACTGATGCAGTGGCGTCCGATGCCTTCAGCTACCTCATTCAATTTTCGTGAGCAAACGAGTTAACTTATCTTAAGATCCCACATCTGGACCGATTTCTGGTCATCGGCAAGAAATGTTGGTAAGGTGCGAAGAACTGTTAGACGCACGTGGTTGCAACGCTCTTGCCGATCTCTCTGGAGATTTTCCATTCAGGGGCTTCAGCTAGAGCAGATACCAAGATTTACCCCACGTACTCTAAGTCTGCATCGTACTTGCAGTTCTTGGATTACCAGTCGGAAGGAGATACGCGACTAACAATCCAGGGGAACCGACATTACAAGACTCCTTATGGTGCTCTTCCTTCTGTAACTACGATCCTGTCAGCAACGCAGGGGAACAAAGCAGCTCTGGAGAAGTGGGCAGCTAAAAATCCTGGTGGTAGAGAAGCTGCTGCTGCACGCGGAACCAGGGTTCACAAGCTAATGGAGGACTACCTTCTTGGTGTTGAGAAGGATCCAGTCATCGATGATGAAGAGATTGCGGCCTTTTGGGACGGTCTTCCTGAACAACTGAGCAAACTGGATCGGGTGGTGTGGGCTGAGAATCCTGTAAACCCTGCTGATTTTGCTTGGACTATCGGGGGAGACGGAATCAGCCGCGTTTGGCATCCAGGAATCCATGAAACAGAAACGTGGGGATGGGCCGGAGCGCCGGATATTGTTGCGGAGTATAAAGGAAAGGTGGTGCTGGGCGACCTTAAAACCAGTAATGGGCTGTACTACAGCAAATGGCCTGGTCCTGAGACTCCAAGATCGGAATACGGAATGAAGCGGTCTGGTTTTGTAAAGTACAGCAAGTGTCAGATGCAGATGGCGGCTTATGCCATGGGTCTGGAGCACACGATGGGTATTGTTCCTGAGATCTATATGACGTTTGTTGCTACCAAGGAGCGGGCTCAGGTCTTTGCAATCCAAGGATCAACATTAAAAAAGTACAAAGAAAAATGGCTTGACGCTGTAAACAAGTATTACTCTGAGATTCTGCCAGCTCAGAACAAGATCGACTTAGAGGTGGTTGACGGGGACGAAGGATCCAACTGATGCAAAGTTCTGCGCCCTACATTTAAGAAACAAAGTCTCCAGGTTCCACCCCTTCCCACCAGCGCAGATCGGGGTTAGGGTGGTCCTGGCGTCTCGTTACAGATCCAGAAGAAAACGTGACAACAGCCGCCTCCGAACCGACCCCTCCTAACAAGCATACAGCTCCAGGGCAGATCAACCTGGACTATGTGCCCGTTGACTTTCCCCTAACCCCCTTACGCGGCAAGCGTGCCTATCTGCCAGGGTGGACGTCTGACCCAAAAACGGTGGCAGAGATTAAGAAGGAGTTGGAAGAAGGCAGAGCGACTGGTGTAGGCCTGTTGTGCGGCCAGTGGAGCAATGAGCTTGCTCTCATAATGGTAGATATTGATGGGGAGGCAGCCATCCCAGCTATTGAAGCTGCTGGCGGTGGTCCCATTGACGCGATCTTCCCCCCGACACTGACCATCAGCAGCGGGAAACCGGGAAGGTTCCGGATGGTGTTCAGGGTTCCTCCTCACAAAGTTCATTCACTTCCGGACAAAGCAACCCTGAAGTTAGATGATAATCCTTGGGAAATCCTGTGGCGCAGTCGTCAGGGCGCAATCATGGGCGCACACCCTGAAACTGACGGATATAGGACCACGGCTCATGGTGGATTTGAGTGGTGCAAGAAACTGCCTGAAATGCCAGAATGGCTTTACAAGCTGATCGTAGAAAAGTACCCTTCAAGTCGGTACAAAAAACATTCCAGTTTTGAGAATGGTGCTGCGCTGATGCAGACTATCAACCTCGAATATGAAGAAGGTAGTGAGCATCAAAAACAGCAGATCATTGAGGAAGCTCAAGAGTATTTGTCAGCTCTAAGTCCTTCCAGGGCTGACGATTACGAGGAATGGATTGCTGTAGGCATGGCCCTCCATCAAATCGATGAAGATTTGCTCGCAGATTGGATCAGCTGGTCTTCTATTTCTGACTCTTTTGAGGATGGTTGTTGCGAAGAGAAGTGGTCTAGTTTCGAGCGTTTGCCAGGTGGTCACTCACCGGAAGGTGCCCGTGGGCTGAAAACACTCAGGGCTAAAGCTAAGGAAGACGGTTATGTTTCGATCGCTGGATTTGAGGTTCCAACTATTGAGACGATCAATCGCCAGATGGCGTTTGAGATGGAGCGGGGAGGAGACGGCGACAATCAAGTGTTTTTGCTTGAAGACCTGATTCAACAAGGTGTTGTTCCGCCTGATTTCTTTGGTTTTGTTTCAGGAGATGATGATGACGATGATGGCGACAACCCTGCGTCAAAAGTGTCGGATAAGAAAGGCAGGCCAAGGAACCCACCCGCTTCAGTTATTGCAAATGGGTTGGTTCCGAAGCTGTTGTCTCATGGTTGGCGGTATGACGCGAAGTTTGATGTCTTCATGCACTACGACGGCGAGCGTGGTGTGTGGAGCAGGCAGGCGCACGCCAAAGACTTTAAGCACAACGTTCAGTTTTATCTTGAGAAGATTGACCTTCCTAATGGCTACACTGCCAACCTTGTAGATGACGTCTGCAGCCTGCTAGAGGGTAATCTCCAGCAAGATGACTGGACGCACGATACGACGCGCTTGGCATTTTTGAATGGTGTTTTGGAGCTTGATACAGGTGAATTTGTTGAGCATTGTCCCGACAACTACATTACTTGGGGGCTTGATTTTAAGTATGATCCCACTCTAGAACCGGGTCCTATTGCTGAGTGGTTGTATAGGACACAGTACAACGATGACGCACGTGTTCAGGTATTGAGAGCTTGGTTGAGGGCTTGTCTGGTTGGTAGGGGGAACGAGATTCAACGATTCCTGGAGATTATTGGTCCAGGTGGCCGAGGTAAGTCCACTTTTGCCAATCTTTGCTGTGCTCTCGTCGGCAACGGGAATTTTGCCAGCACGACACTGAATCAGCTGGAGCAAAGTCGGTTTGAGTTGTCGTCTGTCAAGGGAAAACGGCTGACCTTGATCAACGATTCCGAGAGGTATGGAGGATCTGTTCAAACCTTCAAAGCGTTGACAGGGGGTGATTCTCTTCGCTATGAAGAGAAGCAGAAAAGTGTCGGGGAGCCGTTCGTATATACCGGAATGATTATTGTTGTGGCTAATGAACCGATTCAGACCACTGATAACACCTCTGGACTCAGCCGTAGACGATTAACAATTGAGTTCAATAGGCCCTTATATAACAAGAGTAGTGAAGCAAAAGACATGATTAAGATCGAAGGCGGACGGGTTAGTGGATTCTGGAAGAACTATTTACCTGGCTTAGTTAACTGGGTATTGCAAATGACGGATGAGCAGATGCGCTGTTACTTGCTTGACACACAGGAGTTGGTTCCTTCTTTGCAAAAAGTCAGGAACAGCATCCTGATTAACAGCAATAACCTGATTGAGTGGCTTCAATCTGAGTGCGTTTATGAGGAGAAGCACGTTTCGGCGGTTGGCAAGAAGATCCCAGCCCCACGGGATCAGAGCGGTCCGTCTGAGAGATATTGCAACAGCAGCTCGCACCTTTACCCGAGTTACTGTGCGTTCGCTGAAGATACAGGGTCCAAGCCTGTTGGACAGAAGCGATTTGTGAACTTGCTATTGGACTGCTGCCGGAATCAGCTGGGCTTGTCTGGTGTATCTACTTTTAGTAAGTACGGGAAGCCTTTTTTCAAGGGAATTGCTGTGCGAGTTTCTGACAGTAAGTTCAAAGGTCATCCGACGATTCTGGCTGAAGGAGTGAGTTCAGAATCATGACTATGGACATAAAGGATGCCGTGCAGTACAAGTACAAAGTTGAAGAAACAGGCTCTGATTGGGAGGTTTTTACTGTACTCTATCCGAAAAGAAAAGATATCTACGACATTGCAGAAGAAGCTGCAAAGCTTTATTACTATGGTCGTGCTGGATGGGAAGAGGCTTGGCCGCTGACGTTTGTGATTAGGACCGTCAACGACATGTTTGTTGCAAAAGCGTTCGTCTTTGTGTGCTCAGCTGCTCCTGATTTTGATGTGGTGATCTCTGAAAAGGCTGGGTCCTACTGAGCCGACGCTTTTACGTCAACGCACACACAAGTGGTGCATTTTCCGCACCAGGTTTTGTCGCCAGGGATTGGTTCTGTTCCGTAATCGAAGTCATCGTAATCTTCTGAATTTCGGAGGTTTGTAGCAAGCTTACGAATACGGTCGACGGTTGTTGGGCTCGGCATTTCAGGCTCCTTTCAAGGTTCTGTGAACTTCGTTTCTAAGATCAATAAGACGTTGGTTGAACTTGTTCATATCAAGCTTTGCTGGTTGATAGCCTGGTTGGCCCCTGAGTCCTTCCATCCAACGATCAACTTCTGGACTATCAATGTCTGGATAAACGCTGAAGCTTGGATCAGCTGCTAAATATTCCGGAGAGGCGTAACTGTAGCCATAGCCTTCAGGCTTAACATCTGATCCAGCCATAAATGTTCTTGCCCCTCCTGTGCTGAAAGTAGGGATGGTTGGATCAGTGCTTCCTTGTGAGTAGTCCTGACTTGAAGAAGAAATTTCTTTCCACTTGGAAGCTCTGCCTAGTGCATCAGATGGAGAGTTCATCATTCTGCTGTTCCTGCAACCGGAATCATTCCGCCTTGTTGTGGCGTGTTAAATAGGTTCGGGTATTTCTTTCCATAGCTTTGAAGAAACAGGTCGCCGGGATTGGTTGTCCTGAAAGCTGGCATACCCTCACCGGTTGTCTTTTGGCTTGCTTGTTGTGCAGCAGCAGCATAAGGAGCACTTACAGCAGCACCTTGGATCTGCGGAGGAGCGGGAACGCTGTTTGCTGGAGTACCGAAACTGTTCTGGCCCATCGCCGGAGTTGGCATCATCTTGCTGATGTCAGCTCCGGATTCAGTGCCAAAAGCAGGACCGTGCCATTCGCTATCCGGAAACTGCGAATGACGCATGTCAGGGGTCGGCATCATCTTGTTGGTGTCGATGCCAGGGATCCCTTGGGGCAGGCCTGCAGGAGTGATCTGGGAGCCGCCAAAACGCTTAGCGAACTCACGCTGGGCAAGCATCGGGTTAGCGTTGGCCCAAGCTTCCATGGGAGTCCCTTCGTAGCCCATAGACGCAACGATGTTGTCCATGTTACCGCGACCCATGGCGCTTTCTGAGCGGTAGAAGGTCGAGGCAGCAGTTCCAGGAGGAGGCGAGGGTTGGCCAGCCATCTGCACCATTTCGGCTGCGCTGGAGGGTGCTCCTGCTCCACGGGAAGCGGATCCAAAGTACTGATCCATCTCAGGTGAGTGGAAGTAGCGGTCGTACTGGCCTTGAGGATTTTGAGCGTACTGTTTGTACATGTCGCCCTGACGCAGATCAGTAAGTCCGCCGCGTTGGCCAGTTACGATTGGAGTGGGGGCACCTCCGACGTGCGCAGGGATTCTTGCCTCGGTTTGTGAGTGGGTTCTTGCTTCAGTCTGCGCTGAAGCTCGGTTACTGGGACCTGCTGTCCAACTTGCGCCAGCATTTCCTCCGCCTGTGCCAAGCCATCGAGGGTTGTTTACGTCAGGTGGGATATTGGAAACACCGCGAGTAGTAGTTTGTCCGCCGAGGTCGCGTAAAAAGTTGCCAACTTGACGTGGAAGATTTAGAACGGGAATAGTACTTTGCCTTCTTTGTTCTGCAGCACGTCGAGCAACAGCAGCGTTACCCAAAGCAGTTGACATTCCTGGAAAAGGCACAACAATCCTCGTCTGTAAAACTCACTACTACAATGATAGTACAGGTCTTCAAACAGCGACATGAGATTACTTGAGATGCTTTCCAACGGAGCAACAATTGAGTTCGGAGAGGACTTGCATGGTAACCAGGTACACAGGGTTTGTAATTCCTTAGGTTTAATGTGTAAGTACGTGGAACCTTACCACTGCGCACTAACCTATGCGAAACAATATGAGGCATGTTCAGTAAAAGATTTTAAAAATTAGGTATAAAAGCAGGTAGGGGGTAGATCTGTACTACAGCAAACCCTTTGGTACGACAGGAGTTTCGCTTAACGTACGAGGAACTCCGGTTTTTAGTGGAATCTCACTCACATGGAAGTAGTTTGTGGTTCTCAAGTGTACGCAACAACGGTACGTAACACCTGTACGTAACAAAAGTTGCATACTGATGTTACGTATGAATGTTACATACAGTTGATAACCACAAATTGCTTCTATACCAAGTGAAATACCCTTAAAAAGCGGAGTTCCTAACACGTTATGGTCCCCTGCCTGCAAACCCTTGACACAGGAAGGGCTCTGCTGTACTCTTTCAAGAGTACGCAACTTCCCCCTACTATGAAGTTTCTTGAATTTTTCAAGACTTATGGGTTGACACGCAAGGACGCTTTATTTTTTGTAGAGACTCTGACGGTATTTCACCAGGAACTCGGAAAAACCCAATGCTGGTGCCTGAAAACGAACAACACCAGAAGGTTGAAGGGCTTTACAACCAGCCATGGAGGCAAGCCTTTGTACAAAGGTAAAGACGCCAGGCTTCTACTACTGGCACTAGTAGATATGTACCAGGAGAATCCTGACGCGTTGGTGGTGCGGAAACATTGTTGCAACTCCGTATACTGCCTAAACCCTGGCCACTACTTTTTTGGTACGAAAAAAGACGTGTGCCTTGAGAGAGGGAAGCGGCGGGGCAGTGCAGTGACGGAGGAGTTGATCACGAAATTGCGGGGCTGCCACAAGGAGGGTAGGACGTTTGCTCACCTTGCCAAACAGAACGGACTCCCCTACCATGTGGTACGGCGCATCTGTATCCACGAGGTCTATGACTGAAGATTTTTCTCAGACCCTCGTCAGAAATGCCGAATTACTACGTAATGACGTAAAAAATTCGCCTGAAAAGACGACTGTTTTATCTAGCAGCAAAAGTAAAGTCCGATGCTTGTGGCACAAACGAAACGGTGTCGGACATGTAGGTAGGTTTGGTCTGATGGGCGAGTGCCTTGATTGCATGAAGCAGGTGGAGTCTGGTTACTGTTCAGTCGATGTTCGTAATTTTGAGTTCAGCGAACACTGGCCGATTAAGAGCTTTTGGGATAAGGTGATTATTGGAGATCCAGATGACTGTTGGCCTTGGGTTGGCGCCACAAGAAAGAACGGAGCAGAAACGGCGGCGTACATGCCCAGCCCGTTTCACAGTGGTAAAATTCAATCGGCGGCCAGGGTAGCGTTCTGGACTTCTCGGGGATACTCCGGGAAGATGCGGGTGTTCCACAGGAATGGTTGCGACTCTTTGTGTTGCAATCCTCTTCATCTCCGACTTAGAGAAATGGAAGCGCTTCCTACTCCGAAAAAACTTGTTACCGTAAACCTCAGCTATGGAAACATCTTTGACCAAGCAAGAACAGACGCCGAAAAAAGCTTCGTACAAACGTAGTGAAATCTTGCCCAGCTGTTGGAACGAAGACACCAAACTGTTTGCAGGTCACGTTGTTATCGGACACGAGCACCACTGGACGGGTTGGTTTGCTTCAAAGGAAGAAGCACAGTTAGAGCTTAGGTGCCTTGAAAAGCGACTCAGCTTTGAGGTGATTGATACTGTTGAAGGAGAGGGCTACTATCCGGAAAGGCAAGATACGCTCGAAAAGCTGTATCAAGAAAGCGGACGCACGAACGGTCTTTACACCGGCTTAATCACAGAACAGCTTCAACTGAAACCATGTTAGACGGACACGGGATCTGAAATGGACGATAACTGTGCGGAAGCAATGCGTCAGCTTTTTTCCGCCAAGTGGAACATACCAAAAGCAGCCAAGTACTGTTCAATCACAAATACAGAATGTAAAGAAATGTTTCGACAGTACTGTCAATGTAATCCCCTGACTTACGTTGACAGTGAGCTGAAATAGTTTTGCTAGAGTGTTTTTATTGGTGACACAAGAAGTTGGGAACATCTCTATCAACTCTTCCTGTTAACTTAGGGTACACCAACCTGGGAACAGTAGAGGCTTACCCTACAGGTGGTTCAGGACCCACGGCTTACGGTCCTACAAGTTATTTTGGAAGTGATCCCCTACCTCCGCAGCCAGGATCTTCGATTGCCGATCCTATTGATCTTGGTGACATCTGCGCATTACTCTACACAGTTGACATAAGTAATACACACGGCGGCAAAACAAGACAACAATCTCTTTTTTACACTTTTAATTTAACAAGAAATACTTCAATTCAAATTATACAAAATAATAATCCATTTTCTTATCAAACAGCTACAAATAAAAACACAATATTGTCTCTTTACAAAGTACATGACGGCACGCACAAGAGAGAACTCTACATCGATCCTGATGGGTTAGTTCATGATCAGTTTAGTACTACTGAAAGTGACTCTGATTATTGGTCACAAAACACATTAGAAGATTATTCAGACAGTGTATTGCGTCCGGGGTCTTACGTTCTTCTGATTACTAACGATTTTAGATTTCTTGAGACTACGTACTCTTTCTCTATTTGTTTCTTTCTTAATGATTGGTCTTATGTGTCAAAAGGAATCGATGTAGGCTTAAACTTTGGAGCAGTAAACGAAGATTATGATGGTGAAATTGATCTTGGAAGCATAAGAACAGGTTCAACAGACATTTCAAAAATTAAATTCTACATGTGCTCATGTGCTTGCGATCTTGCTCCTATAACACCTGAACCTGTGCCGGAATGTATCCCTATCGACCCTTTACCTCCAACTACTATTGCTGCTCTGACAGCCAGTGGGTTCGGGTTTACAATCGGCTCTCTGGCTTATTCAAACTTTGTAGTTACCGGAGCAACCGCAGGTGCTGTCACTGCTGTTATTGATCCATCTACCTATGATCACATATTTGAGTGGTCAGGTGTTAATTTTACCGGCACAAGTCTTACTTATCAATACACAGTTACGTTGTTACCTGATTCTCTTAATAGTGGTATAACATTCAAGGCTTACAACACTGGTTACTCAGCCTCCCCTGTCAGCAACCCTTCCTATAAATTCAAAAAAATTCTCAGGGCTTACACCATTGGTGAAGTGCTGATCGGGACCGTAACCGCAGAAAACGTGGTTGCAGTGTTTCCTCCCCCCGTTGGCCTCGTTAACGCCATCGTTACCGATGGTCCTTATGCTTTTGCTCCTGGAGAAACCGGGCCCATTGTGTTTAAAAACACAATAACGCGCATAGCAACAGGTGGCCGTATTGATGTAATCACTGACACGGTAAAAGTTCTTACAACCCCAGAGTCACTACCTTACTGTTCTTGAGTACCTTTGCCAACCGAAACCACACGCTTTTGTTGTTCTGCGTGACTTACGCACGTTCTTCTGTTAATCTGGCACAAACGCGCCATCAGCATGAAAGTCATCACACTCAAGGAGCTTGAAACGAACTTTGACGCAGTGCTAGAAGACGTTAGCGTCAACAAAGAGCATTACAGGATCTTGAATGAAACTGGCGATGTGATGCTGATCCCTGTTGAAAGCTATGAGGTCTTAAAGGAAGTTTATATTGATTGGGTTGAAGAGCCCAACAATGATCCACCTGTTGATGGTTTTGACCCAGAAAAACTTCCTGTAGAGCAGTTCGCCGCCAGTGATCAGGCGTTCCTTGTCCAAGAGGGCATGGAAGTGGTGTCTGAATAAGCAGGAGGAGCAGGAGTATTTTTCGCTGCAAGCGCTCCCAAGTACTTCTTCTGCTCCTCTGTCATGAGCTGCTCTGAAGTATCTCTGACTTTATCGAAAGTGTTTGCCTTAGGGAGACTGGCAAGGTACGTTGAAGCCGCTTGAAACTTGGTCTGCGCTTGCTGAGCACCAAGTTCTGCAGGTGTTCCTCCCTGCGCATAGAGATTGTTCAGCGCAACGTTAGTCTCTTCTTTTTTACGATTCAATAGGTCCGCAGTGGCACGAAGATCAGATTCCGGAGTTATCGATCGGTATGCCACACCTTGAGAAGGCGTAGGGATAAAAGTGGTCCTGGGGCTAGGGCTGCTTCCCATCTTGTTCTTACTTGACTCGGACTGTTACACTGATTTTACTTGAGACAAACCCGTACAAATGGCTGATACCACTGACGCTGGCGGGCACCAGGATCAAGAGCAAAAGAAGCTCGGCAACGGTGATGGGACGCTTGAGCATGAGATGGAAAGCGCTGATATGGAAGAGTTTAGCCGCCTTTTAGCAAAAGTGTCTACTGATGTTCTATGGAATGTTCTGATGACACAGCAACAACGAATATTTGCCACGGCTCTGTGGCAAGCTGCTAATTACGGTGGAAGACCAAAACCGCAAGACTTGAAACACATGGAGAAGAAGCGTGTGTATGCTGAATGGGTTTTAAGGATTAACCATCAAGAGCAGTGGAAAAAAGCCAAAAAGCAGGGTAAAGTGGTCGAACCTCAAAGTACTGAACATGGAAGTTGCTGACTGGATTGACGAAGTCCTAGAAGAACCTGAAAAAACCCATTCGTTCCAGTATCTCAGCCACCGTTTTAACAACCTAGATATCTCAAAGGTCATAGTAGAGAATTATGAAGAAATGTTAACAGAATCACTAGCTGATCAAATTAGTATGTTCATTGCTCCGTCGGGCAGCTTTAAGACTCCGGATCTACAGCGTTACCTAGAACTCCTAAGAACATATGAAACTAGTACAAATGACCTAATTTTAGGTTTTTCCCTGGCCGATCAAATCAGGATTACGTTCAGTGACATGCTGCCTGCCACCATTTGCGAAAAGTTCCCTGACATCGACCTCATGACAAAGAGGCGCTATAGGTGCGTCGCTGAGTACCTTATACGGCAAGGCGAACTTGCCAAAGTAAAGGACGAAAGCGGTAAGCTTGTTAAGAAGGTAGGTAACATGGGAAAAGCGGTTGTGATCTACCAACCGTTAACCAAGATCCGCCAAACACTTCAACGCTCGGGTTTAACCGACTTCATAAAAAATGACAAAACAACGCAAGGAAATGATGTCAAAGTTGAGCCTAGCGAATCCGAGTCAGGAAAGTCAGATTCTTCTGCAGTTGACGATTGAGCGGATCTGCGCGGACATGTGCGACTTTTACGAGTGTTTTTACGCGCAAGAGGGGCCGGGTGCAATGGTGTACTTACCTGATGCAGAAAACAAAGACGAATCGATGTTCTACTTGACAGTCTCCCACATGATCTCCGCCCTGGAAGACATGATTCGTAAAGAGCTAGAAGGTCCAGCTGATGTTCTGCGTCAGGCAATCGCCAGGGGGGAATCCCTGAACCCTCTCAAAGAGGCGCTGTTTATCATTCAAGATAATAGCAAGATGTCGCTAGTACACTACAACAAGGAAAAAGCTACTGCTGGTCCTATTAACGCGTGAGCGGCCTTGTACGTACTGGTAGCACCAGTGGAGGCAGTAGGCCGTGGATTCCTAAGTACGCCTTCCTCTCCAAAATTAGTGACGTAGTAGACGACTGGCTAACCCCTGTCGAATACCTGCCTTATATAGACGCTTTGTTAGGTGACATCGATCTAGATCCGTGTTCTACGCACCTTGCAAATAATCAGTTCTTACGTGCAAAACAAATCTACACGTACAAAGAAGACGGATTAAACACAACAATTCCGTGGACTGGAAAAACTTACCTGTTTCCTCCTACTTATGGAAGATGTTCTTATAACAAACAGAGAGGCGCTTTTAGATGGTCTTTGCGTGGAAGTCCGCACAGTAAATCTCCTTCGCACGTATGGTTTGATCGTTTACAACGAGAGTGGAAACTGAGGAATATACCTGAAGCGCTGTTCTTTACTACGCATCACGAGATGATGAGAACCAATCTAACAATGTGGGACTATCCCGTCTGCATATTAGAAAAACGCTGTAATTTGATTCATGGAAAAACTATAAAGTCGCACGCAGGGCCTTTTACTTGGGGTTATTTTGTGTACTTACCAAAGCTAAGCTCGGGATTCAATCAAGCAGACAACTTTATAGATATTTTCTCACACCTTGGAAAAGTTGTTTACTGATTTAATCTACCAAGTCGGCGCTGCTCTGGACTCCGTTCTGAACCATACGCATTTTTAAATGTGTACATGTTGTTTCCGGGTCCAGAAACAACGAATCTGTCATCTTCCTTCCTGTCCTCTGTAAGATTAGTTCCTTGCGCCTGCTTGTGCCTTTCGATGAACCTGCTCAGGAAGTCGCGTTGTGCAGGGCTATCAATGGCTTTCTTGACACCGTGGTAACGGTTGTCTACCATGTAGCCATCGCGGGTTTGCGTGTCCATGGTTTCATTCTGGCACCTGCAAACTTTCTACACCCCCGCGCAAAACCATGGCTGCACCTCTTCTGATCGGACTGCACTCAAAGAGGCCGAGGAGTGGGAAAAGCACGGTTGCTTCCTTTCTTCGTGATCAGTTCGATTATCAGATCAAACCTTTTGCTGGGCCACTGAAAGGGATGGTTAGACAGTTTCTTGAAGATGCTGGGCTAAATAAAGAGCAAATTCACTACTACATGGCAGAGGGAAAAGAGGCTGTCCTTCCCGGTGAATGGGAGAGGCCGACAACCGCCAGGTACTTGATGCAGACGTTAGGTACTGAGTGGGGAAGGGAACTTGTGGGTGGGAACATCTGGCTAAAGCTTTGGGGCAGCTCAATCGACGGAGCGAAAGTCGTTGTTGATGACGTCAGGTTTCCAAACGAAGCAGCAGAGATCAAGGCCCGTGGTGGCCAGATGTGGTTGATTGAACGCGACATACACAGTTCTGCGCAAGTACTCAGCCATAAGAGTGAAAGCGGCCTAGGCGAAGATTACGCTTTCGACAGCGTTTTGCACAACAGGGGGACCGTGGCAGAACTACAGTACGCTGCTCGGTACGTCCTAAGCTGGTCTGAATGAGGCAACTCCTTTGTGCGGTTTGCCCCAGTGGCGGAAGAACTGCTTCAGTACTTTTCCGGACGGATCTAACGTGCTTAGTTCCTTTTCAAGATACTCTAAAGCTCTAACTTGGTTAGGTGTGCCAATGAAACTCTCACCGATTGTGAGCAAACACTGATCAGATTTACAAACGTGTCTGACAAATCCGTGTACCTCCGTATCAGTAGAGAGGTACATGTTCAGCTCAACTTGTCTTCTTTTCTGTACGTGTTCGTTAGCAAACCGATACAAAGGATTGATCAGCGGACTCCATTCCTTGATAATCTCGAGTTTCGTAGCGCGTGAGTTTATCAACTCCAGTAGGGGACTGTCTTTAAAGTAACTTAATCCAACGCTGTGTGCGTAGCTGAGGAGAGCGCCGCGCTTTTTAGGGCTCAGCGGCATGATGACGTAGCTAGAGATCTTCTCTGCTAGTACCTCTAAGTCCTTTACTAGCTGTTGGTTTATCTCATCTCTACTGGCTTTTGTGGATGGACCTGCCCATGTCTTTCCAATGCGGCTGCTACCATACCCAATTCGCCACTCACCGTGCTCCGTACGATAAGAAGCAAACCGTTCGTCCCCACAATAGGTTCGGGGGTACCCGTGCTTCTGTATCAGCTCAACTACTAAGTCGCTTAAAAAAGGACTTTTATAGGGTTCAGGGGATTTGAACGCTACCGTTGTAGGCGGCATTGCTGTATTCGTCAAACCTAATCATGACAATATAGGTTTTTGCTGCGTTTGTCACGGTTGCTGCTACCACGCCCTTGCCTTTACCTGCCTTTCCAATGTTAAAAAACGGTACGTACCCAGTGGGCGAAGCAGATCCGTTAAAAGAATCTTCTTGAAAGATCTGAATAGTGTTAACTGAATCCGATTTGTCCACGGTGAAAATGATGCTGCCAGTGCTCGCAGGAGTTACTCTGAACGCCCGCAACAGTTCCCCACGATCATTAAATTTTGTAGGGCCAAGGTACGTAATTTCACTGCCACCGCTGACTCGCAGATTGTCAAGAGTTCCTTTAACAGTGCGTGTAGGCATTTTCCTTAGGAGAGTTGGTTAGGTGTCAAATAAGTGAACGTGATCTCAGCATCAATGCCGTGTTGTTTCAAAATATTCAGAAACGTCTGACGATCCTGCATATTTTGATGAAGAGCATTAAGGAACGCTTCTTCCAAGTCGTTGCGGTCTAGATCTTTAATTGTTAAAGCTGCCGCGTGAATTAGGAACTCCTGATTAACCGACAACCCTGGAGCGGTAGCATCCATCAAATCGTCCGATCCATGGATAAATTCTAGCAGCTGTAACTTAACGAGTCGACTTAACGGCCACGTCCTTCAGCGGAAGGTATCTAAGGTCTGCAGCAAAACTAGGAGGATCACAAGGCAATTCAAACACTCCGCGCTCCATGACGGGCGGGCGTTCTGTTACGTACTGTGATAAAAACTGTTTAGGGTAACCGTAATCTTCCACTGGATTTACTGCACTGTTATATTTTACGTAGTCTTAGCACCAGCTAGATCAATTGGCCGCCATTTGAAAAGTGACACTGGCGTTGTTGCCTCCGGTTCGTTTTAAAAGGTTTGCTCGAATTTTTTTAACGGGAAACCCTATCACATTATAAGCGTGAACCCCGTTCTCGGTTATAGTATTAGAGATAAGTGCACCGTAGTTCTTACCATCTAAAGTGCCTTCAAGACGAACAACAATACTTGTATCAATGTCTTGAACAATTGCTATTAAAGTGTAGTTACGTGTAGATAAATAGTTAGTTGTGTATACCTCATATTCCTCGGTAACGCCGGGGAAAGTGAGAATCGACGGGTAGAAAAAAACTGTTTGCTGATAACCTTCGAAAAAACTCATTGAATTGCTCTTAGTTAAGATGCCTGTTATGTCGATCTCAATGAGAATAATAGGCGAAGGTGCCACTAGGTGGCAATGGTTGTCCGGAAGCGGGCGTACTAAAGCTTGATTCTACGCCAAACTGCCAGACACTAAATACCCTCCAAGGCTTCCGTAATCGGAATATCCATTTTTGAGAGGATCACCAAAACCCACACCGTCGACCTGAAGATAGTAAGTTCCAGCGGTCAAGGTCAGATCGAAGCTGGCCCCAGTGCCTTTGGAATTATTGGCGGCGACCAGGGTGCCGTCAGTGGTAAAGACTTTGGCTTCAATGTCTAAGTTCGGCCCACGCCCAATTAACAAGGTGCTAGTGAAATACCCAGACCCGTCACTGATCCAAGCCTGGGTGGCGTTTTCAACGACCAGACTTACGGTGCCTGTTCCTGTAACAAAGCTAAACCAATCGGTATCATTACGAGTAAAAATAATTCCAAACTGGTTCAGGCTTGGGCCGATAAGCGGTGTGGCCTTGGTGATCGAATCAGCGAAATCGTCAGACCGGAAGCCCAAGCCGTTCTGGGGTGAAGCAATGATTGCTAGATCGTCTTCCTGATTGACGGAACCTTTAAACTCGCCGTGACTCCACTGACTGAGAGGTTTTCCATAAGCGTTGCCCATAATAGGTGCCCAACCTGTGGGGCCGGTCCCCTGCCCGCTGAAATAATCAGATTTAACAGTATGATCGTGGACCAAGCCAAGAGAGTGGCCTACCTCATGGCTGATTGCTTCAGCAGTGTTCTTCTCGTTACCTTTGCTGAGATTCCCAGTAAACACAAAAACTGGGCCGCACCGGGCGCTACCAAACCCTTTGTAATAAGAAATACCACCACTACCCGCGTTGTTTAACCAATCCTTATTGGTTCCCCCAATCGCGGCGCGTACTCCCCATTGATCATCTTCGCCTCCAGTATTGACCAGTGCCTCCTCCCCAGGGTCTTCGGTGGTGACGTTGACGCCGAACGGCAAAAAATCCTCAGCAACTCGCTGCCAAATGAACTGAATTCGCTCTAGTTCGGCATCACTGAACGCTGCTGTGTTGGCATCGGAATTAAATATCGGTGTATTGATTGCTTCGCGCTTTGCTTGCACGTTCCATGACGTGCCAGTAGTTGTGTGTCCGTTGAAATCTAAGTAGATTGTCTTGGAGGCCTCGGGTCTGCTGTGGAGACGAAACGTGTCGGCCAGGTCGACGCGGGTCGCGAGAAGTGTGGTCGAGGGGGTATTTGCGCTCATCGTGGTGATGGCTAAAGGGTCGCCGGGTCTGCCGGAAGGAGGGAGTAGGTCGGGGTAAAGCCGTACAGAACGAGAAGCCCTACCAGCTCCTGTAGCTGCGTCTCCTGGGCGCTGCTGCCCGTTAGTTCCACTAGTCGCCAGATTGCTTCTTGAATGTCAGACTGATTAGGGTTACCATTGATCGCGTCCAACATCTCCACTCGCATCCGCAGGGTGCGCAACTCAACGGCTTCGGAGTATCTGGACATTGACATCAGACCAATCCAAGCGTTGGTGGACTTAAATGCTGCCCAAAACCCAGCGTAGTTTGGTTCCATTATATAATACTCTCAACGTATATTTTGTTCACGCTAATATTGACGGTGTTAACTGTGGTGTTCAAAGTGCCGTTACTCACTTGACATTGGGGGGACATCAATACCGTTGCTGCTGGAAGGTTTGCTGTCGTGCTATTTGTGTGGGGAATGTTGAATGCCAACTCAACGAGTCTAAAATAGATTCTATCCCCCGCAGGGGGGCAATACATCATGAAATCAAGTAATGGCGCGTCATTTACTAAATTGCTAAAAGGTGTTATTGGCAATGCGTTCCTGGTCGTACCGTCATGTGTGACAAAGTTCAGGGAGCCTGCACCTGATGCTGGATCAGTGCTGTTGTGCTGAAGACCGCAGTAGGGACCAGCTGGTGTGTCACTAATACAGATAGACGCTGTTGCTGAGTTTCCTTGTAACCCTGTAAAGAGCCTTGAGGTTGATGTAACCAAGTTTGGGCGAAAACGAGAATAGTAAAAAAATCCTCCCGTATTGGAAATGGCTCCACGAAAGAAGCACCGCTCGGCGGCAGTGTTCATGCGCGGACCAAGTTGCTGATTTGTTGTCGCGGCAACGTTTGCGAAGGTTGTGTTTCTACCACAGGCACCAAAAATGCTGGGGTTAAGCGCCGAATGGGTAACCGTTCCATTAGACGTCCATGATGTTTGAAACGCATTGCCGCCCGTTCCCACTGTTCCGCTCTGTGGCGCAAACATCATGATGCTGTTGGAGAAGATGTTTGGCTGCAGCACTGTGGCAAAACCAGTCGGGCCTTGCATGGCCAGCATGTAGCGTTCGGCCAGGGAGGTCGGATAAATAACCAAACCTGACGCATCTGCCGCAGGTGCGGTACCTGGGTCGGTTAGCTGAAGATTAGTTAAAAATCGCCTTGCCATTAGCCAATCACCACAACGCGATAGGCGTTGGTTGCTGGTGCGGTTGCAAACACCAAGGCGACAGCGTTCACAGAAGTACGCTGCACATCAACCTCAACGTCATCAAACTGCCCACTGTTAGGGAATACGCGAACAATCACATCGCGGGTGTTCAGGCTGTGCGTCACTGTGTAGGTAAGGGCACTACCATCTCCGATGTTAGCTGAAAACTTCTTGATCCGACCAGACCAGTTTGTCAGCTTTAGTGGAGTAACAATTCGTAAATCATCAGTACCTGCATCAGTTTCAGCCTGAGTTGCAAGCTCAGCAATACCGGAGGTGGTTTCACTAGCGGCTGGCGCACCGGTTCCAAACGTAGTCCAAGTGATTGTTGTTGTTCCGAGCGTCCCATTTACCGCCGTTTGTCGGTACGTGGCACTAGCGCTAGTGCCCTCCTCGATAGACACTACCGCCTGTTCCAGCTCGTCAAATGTAGTAGCGTCCAGTGAGCGCGTCAGCGCAACCGAAGCACCGTTCCACACATAAATCCCGTTCTCAGCACCTGCTGTCTGGGCTCTAACCAACACACGATCTTGTGAGACCATCGTCACCCCATCAATTGTTGCGCCGGGGGTGGCGATGCTTAGGTTCGCTTGAGAAGCAACTCGGCACGAGTCTTTCCAGGCCAGGCCCTCAATCGCAGAATCCACATAGGACTTCGGGACGGCATCACCGGAGGCTGTAGGGCTGGGAAGGTTGACAACTTTTGACACCGACTGCATGTCGATGTCAGTAAAAAATTTGCGGGCCATGATGGTACCTCAATAAGTGGTTAGATCAGTCGGGCCAAACCCGCTGTTGCTGGAGTAAGGGTTACAAGGGTTTGATTGATGCTCGGGTGTGATACATCCCCATCAATCTCCTGGCTGCCAGAATCCAGCAGCTCAACACTGGGCCGATAGCCCAGGTTGTGGTTAATGGTCCAGGTAGTGGCAGGCGCTGCCTGCTGAAACACATATGCGGACGCTCCAGATTGACCTGGTGGTCCAGTGTCCCCTGTAAGGCCTTTTGGTCCTTGTGGCCCAGCAGTTATTACTGAGACAGTTCTTGTATCAGTTACTGTTACAAGAACAGAACTGTTAGTGGTCGTAACAAGAATTTGATATACAGCGGTCATGTTGAATACCCCTGCTGAATATAAAAAGTTCCTTTTAAATAATACTCTTTTCTTCCCGACAAGTTAGTAAGCAGTACATCGTAATACGCAGTTCCTATTGGCAAAGAAGTCGTCTGTGTTGTAGTCAAACTTAGTACAACAACACCAGATGCCGCACCAGAATTATCAACAGTAAAAGTTGCATATTGTGTGGTTTTGCCGATATTCCAGATTTGTGCAGAAACAGTCCAACCGGTAAGATCAATATTTCTACCGTTGCTATCCTGAAATTGCAACGTCATATCATAGACAGCCTGTGTCCTGATAGTATCGTCGTAGGTAGCAGGATGGACTGACATGTGGTTTACTTGGCAGCTATAACAAAAGTAACAGTGGGTGTTCCGGTAGTAATTGTTACCAACCTCCCACGAACAGCTTTAAGAGGAAAGTTAGGAAAATTGTAACCTGTGGTTCCGTTACTACTAATCGTTGTATCAGTTGCTGCTAAAGCAAAGAAATTTGTCCCATCTAAGCTACCTTCAAAACGAACAATAACAGAAGTTCCGATCGAAGCGACTGTAACCTGGAATGCCGTAGACACTGAGCCTGCGTTGTCTTGGTCAGCGATTACGCAGATAGATGTTGTACCCGTGGCTGTAAGTGCCGCAGGGTAGCAAAAAAGAGTATCAACAAAAATAGGAGCGTTAGACATTTACTTACTTCTTGTAATCTAAATTTGACTTTAGCAGCCACTGATTTTTCTTGTGCACACGCCCACGCTCGACGCCAAGATCGAGTGTTAATTGATCTCCCAGCTGTTCCGACATCTTAATCAGCTCTTCAAACTTTAGAGCAAGTAGATTATGGTTGGTTGCGAGCTGGAGAATAATTGGATCTTGATTAAAACAGTTTTCCAGAGGAACCTCTGGCATAGTTGAATATACCAAGTCTTCGACCGTTTTAGGTGTACCGATATCAAGAGATCGGATGTGCTCGGCAATCGTGTCGTTACCCTCCTCCATCTCCTGGTAAATTCGTTCAGTCAACAAGTGAATTTCATAAAATTTGCTGCCCATCAAATTCCAGTGGACTAGCTGGGTCTGGTGGTAAACGTGAACAGAATCCCGCAAACACTGTGTCAAGTGGCAGTAGCAGGGAGTTGTTTTGTCGGTTGTCGTCTTAGCCATCTAGATCACCAGAGTTTTGAGCAGGCCCAGTAACGAGCACTGTTTTTATCCATTGGCTCATCACACCTCATCCTAGCTCGGAAGTTCTTTCTCCTCTCAGGATCGTGATGTTGCGTATAGTCCTGATAGCCTCGACGACCGTATCGGACGATCTTCTCTTCACCGTCATGGCAGGATTTAACCACCCATTTATGGGTGTCGCCAGGGGGGGCCTTGTGCGGGCAGTTGCACTTCATGTGCTCCTTGGCCAAGTGTTTAGCTTTAGCTCTGTCTGCCATAACTAAGCGTAATTCGAAGCTCGATCTGAAACCGTGTTGCCAACCTGACCTGTCAGTAAAGGATACTCCTCACTGCGCTCTTTCTGAAGTTCTTCGACGGCTCTGGCCACTTGACTAGCGTACCCACTAGCAAACTCTTTCGGATCAGGTTGCCCAGGCTGTTGTTGCTTCATCGGAGTACCTAATCGTTCCGGGTAATTCTGTAAAGAGTCTTACGGAACAGGGTCGCTGATCCATCCATTCTTTAAGTTTACCAACCCTTTGCTCTGAATAATGAGCGTTATCAGGGCTCATGTACTCAAACACGTTCTGCGATCCTTTGTTCCTATTGCAAACAGAACAGGAGCAGACCATGTTGTTCCTTGTGCTGTGGCCTCCTTTGTGTTTTGGAATCACATGGTCAATTGTTGCTTCAGACGTGCTTAATTGTTTGTCACAATAAGCACAGCACCACTCCCAATCTTTGAAGATGCCCTCTCGAAATCGTTTACGTGCGATCTTGGGGCTGAGAACAATCAGGTTTGCAAGAAGGTCGTTTTCGCAGTGAAACATGAGCACATCATGAATCTGACCTAAAACTACGGTGCACACACCTGTTCTGTACTGTATGATTGCAGGGCTTAGGAGCGTGGCGAAATTGGTAGACGCATCGGATTTAAGCTCCGATAATCTGTGATTGTACGGGTTCGACCCCCGTCGCTCCTACCACTGCCGCGATAGCACAGCTGGCCTACTGCACCTGATTTGTAATCAGGTTATCCTCGGTTCAAATCCGAGTCGCGGCTTCATCCTTAAAAGCTGGAAGACTTTTGACGAAGGTAATGGCATCCAAACCCCCCGAAGTCTTCAGGTAAACCTCTTTCAATGAGAGAAGTTTGTTCTCTGTAGAGCGAATCTCTACTTCGAGGGTGTTTAATTTTTGAAGCAAATCGGACTCTAATTCATCAATAGTATTCATGTTATTTAAGTAATAAGCAAGATCAGCGCTTAGCCAACGGTGTTAATAATCCTGCCAACATTTCCAAAGTGCGGTATAACCTGGACTCGATGCCTTCAGTGCCTGGGCTCTTAGTCAAGTTAATGATACACAACGAAACAATATGCAGGTTAAACAGGATTGTAGAAAAATCTTGAAACCCTAAAGCAAGGTTGTGAAGCTGCGTTCCGTTCATTGGAAAATCCATCCCCAACCAGATGCTCCACCTCCTACGAACAATCTGGACTTCAGATTACGGAAGGAATAGTGTTGATTCTTACCTGCCGTAGGGGTTTGCTCCAGCCAGTAACCGTTGACCAGATCAAGTTCTCCAAACGGATCCTGCACCAACCAAAAATCGTCACCAGAGTAACCGGTGATCACGATGAAATGGCCTCCCCCCCGTGGAGAATCTACTGTGCCGTGATGGAGAATCCCTACAGGTACAGGCTTACCTGAGTCAATTTGAGCTTTGATGTCAATCTCATCAAGGTTCATTTTGAAAGCGGCGGGGACCTTGAGTTCACTTAAAGCCCTATAATGTGCGGCTCGAGTAGTCGTATCTCCGTACTTATTTACATAGTGCAAATAATCAATATCGTCATTAATACCTGGGACATTGAGATATTTCAGACACATTGCAATCGAACTTGATTGACACTGCCTCCACCCTTCATTTCCATTATCCTGTTGCCAGAAGTAAGGGAAGTTTCTGAGATACCTTAAATTCCCATCTTCTGCATACAGCTTTTTGGCTGGAACAAGACCGAGCCAGTGTTCATCAAACACCCACCAGTCACCCAGGACTCCCATGTCCAGGTGAGTATGCCCGTCTTGATGTCCAACCGGAGTACATCCTCGATATGTGCGTCCCTTAACAACACGCGCTTTTTTATCGTTTGGCAAAGTATCAGCAGCCACTGGTTTCTTCTTGAACCAGGTAACTTGCTTAGAGGTAATGTCGAGATCGGCCACTGTTTACCTTGTGTGTCTCACTCAGTTTAACGTAAAACGGGTCTAGTTACCACTCATGATGATCCAAGAGGTTCCGTCGCTTACAAGAGAAGCCCATTTTCCTGCTGCGGCACTTAGAATGGCAGTGCCTTGACTACCCCCTGTCAAAGGCACAACGTCGCTGGAGCCCGACACTACAGCCTGTGCTGCAACGGTTTTGATCAGCAGCTCAAATCCAGTATACGTAGCTGCGCTAGGAAGTGTGACTGTGATTGTACCTGTTCCATTACACACGTATCTGGATACGGACGGCGTTACAGTAAAACTTGTAGTTTGAGATGAGGGAGCTGCCCTGAGGACCGGTCCGGCCAGACTCAAGGTTCCGGCTAACGTTACATTACCAGGGATGGCTAAATCTCCTGAAGAGGTGACCAATAAACCTTGAATACCACTAGCAACTAATGCCAGGGTTCCAGTGCTTGGGCTGATGAGTCCCGTGCCTGCGTTACTAGCAAATTTCAGTGCGCAGCTGTTTAACGAACCAGGAGATAGCGCTGTGTTAGTTCCGTCTTCACGTAAAAGCGGAAAACCGCCAGGAGTAGAACCATCACAAACCACACAAGTTGTCTTCGAAGTATCGACCACCACTTCTGCCTGAGTACCTGCAAAAGCAGCAATTTGCGCAGTGGTGCCTCGGCGAAACTGAACCTGCGTTGCCATATAAAAGCACTGGTATTGTCAGGGTCTATTTTAGTTGATTCACTCTTTTAGAATAAGAGAAGAGATACAACACGTAGATGATGTCCCTAGAAGTTTTTGCTGGCGCCGCATTTTCAGGAGCAGTGGGCGCATTGGGAACAATCATCAAATGGCACAAATCAGCCAAAGAAGTACTTGATAAGCGGTTTGAGAAAATTGAAACTGAGCTTGACTCTTTAAAAAGTACTGTACTGCATGATTATGTGCTCAAGGAAGATTTTTTAAGGGAGGTACAAGCGGTTCACAATAAATTGGATAGAATCCTGGACTACCTCATGACTAAGGGTGGTTCGTGATGGCTTTTTACCTGTAGTTAGCTTCAAATAACAGCCGAGTTCCGACTGAAACGTCAGTGAGCCAGGTGCTGGTCGATTGTTCATAAGTGTAAAGTTTTGTGTCAGTTTTATCGTAGTGCATTTGCCCGTTTGCAGGAGTTGGAGCCTTACCTGCGCTGATGGATACAACAGCCTTTACACTCTGCCAAGAAGTTCCATCATAAAGTTTCAAGATGTGAGTACTTGAGGTGTCCAACCAGGACTCGCCTTTCGATAGAAAACCATACCCGCTCGGCGTGCTGTTAGGAGCAGTGGTTCCGATTGCTGTAGGGCCGATCTTTATCAGACCTGTCCCGGGTGACGGAGTACTATCAGGCACAAACAACCCCGGCTCTGCTGGGTTTGTATTGACCGCGATTTCTGCTACACCCAACTGAGTAGGGATCGGCCTATCAAAGATTAGGTCAGAACGCCTATTTAAGATTTGAGTCGTCATGGTGCAACTGTGTACTGCCCGCAATCAATAATAACATCTTGCAGAACGTAGGGACTATACGTCGAACAATCGATGATTTCAGAAAAGACAGTGGGAGTTGTTGCACTATAAGATCCAGCAGATATAGTTTTTGCTTGATAGTTAGGAGGAAAATTAATTGCAGGCTGATTAATATATCCAAACATTCCAGATTCAATATAAGAAGGTGACAGATTCAATACTTTACTTACAATGGCAATCATGGTTTCGGTATAATTGACCTGTGTGCCTGTAGGGCTTAAATTACCTGCTTCGTCGCGAAGCACGTGATCAGTCAATATGGAAGAAATAAGTGATTCATCGTAGTTTGGTGTTTGTTGGGGTAGGCTGTTATCATTCAAAGTGACAAGAGAACCTATCCAAGGTTTTCCCATTTTTAACATCACGCTCTTTTCAAGAGATTGCTTCAATGCGGAACTTTGTTTTTCAAAGTTATCATAAAAAGCGTCTGACTTATCTCCAACAGGATGATCAGATGGCTCTAATAACCAATCTTTAATGTACTCATGAATTTTTATATTGTTGACAATACATCTACCCGAAACAGTCTGCACATAAGGATAAACCATAGTAAACGTATCTTTACCAATGACACTGTTTACTGTGTAGTATCCGCTTAATGCCGTATTATCCTCAAACTCAACTGCAATTTTAATCCCGGAATTTAACCCATGGTCAACGCTTGTTATGGTTACAGTTGTATCGCCAGTTTGTGTGTAAGTTCCAAAAATATCTATTTTTTGGTTCCCTTCATCATGAACCAAAGAAAAAAGAGCCGCGTAAATGTGCTTACACCACCGCATCTGGTAATACATTAATTCCGTGTAACACGTTTCTTTTTGATCTCTGTAAGTAGAAAGCGTGTTGAAATTGCTAGTAGAAATATAACCAAAGTCGCTGAAAATACCATCATTGTCCCGCCTGTCTGCTACTGAATCATCTTTGTATAAAATAGATCCAGGTTTAACCGATGTGATTGGTGTCTTAGGAAAACGAGACGACGTTTTCTCGTCATACAAGTTATATGTTTGCCTTCTAGTGAAGTCTTGACAAGCGCACTGATAACGAATCTCAGATGTTAAAAATCGACTTAAAGCAAACCCTCGTTGAGCTGGTACAGTGATGCTGACTTTTTGATTATCATCAGTTACTGCCCCATAACTATCTTGCCTCTGGAAAACAATCTCGTTTGTTCCTCTATCAATACTTTTTACGGTATAACCAACGTAGTCGGAATAATCATACTTTTTAATCAACCTATAAACAAGCCCTGTGCCTGTAGTTGTAAGCTCAATAGAAGATGTTATGTCAAATGTTGTCGGAGAAGTTACGCGCACTAAAAATAAACCTGCTACTGCATCCCCAGTAGTTGTGCTGAAATTTATTTTTTTGCCAGTTACTAGACCATGCTCTGTGGCACACGTGACACTCACTGAATAACCAGACTGTGCGTAAGTTACAAGAACACCAGGATCCGTTTCAGTTATACGATCTGTGAATCTTTCTCCAACAACTGTATCAATAAACGCAGGAAGTTTTCGAATTTTAACTCTAGTTTCTGTCCAACGAACATCTTCAAAACTTGTTGACAAAGCTACAGAGACATTCCCAACAGTAGTCAGTGGTGTTGCTGCTGTACATGTAAAAGAATCTGTTGTCCTGCTGACTATAGGTAAGGTAGCTGTTACTGCAGAGCCACTCAAAAACGTAAGCCGGACTTGTTCGCTGGGTTGCAGATTATGGTTTGGATATAAAACTACAATATCGGTGCCGGATTGGCTGTAAGCAGCTGTTGATGCAGCCCCTAAATAAACCGTAGATAGTATTGGTAAGCCAAAATCGTAAAAATTGAAGACATTCGCATCTCTTACTGCAACCAGTTGTTCTCCATTTTCTGAAGTGTTGCTGGGAAAAGTAAAAACTCTTGCTGTTGTAAAAATTCCGCTTTTGTGTTGAAACGCACAATTAAACCTGTAGTCGCCGATTGTGGAACGCTTTGCAGCTCCCGATCCGTACAAACTTTGAGTAATTGTGTATAGCTCGTAGCCGCGTCTCCACCGTGCCCACAATGAATCGCGGTCGTAGAACTTAATCCTGCTCTTAAAACGTGAATCGTTAGGCGTGAATGTAAAAGGCGTATCTAATTGATCAAAATTGATCTTAGTGTTGTCTATTGGGCTATCAAATCCTTTAGACAGTTTTCCATTAAAACCGCTATTATTTCCGGCGAAACTGTTTTTACCGAAAGCCACAGGTTTTTAGTAATAACCGCCTTGGGTGTTTACATAGAATCCACTAGTCAAAGAGGTAGTTCCACTAAAAGCAACATAAAGAGCCTGTCCCCGTTGCAGAATCAATCCACGCGTTTTGGGAGAGGTCTTGCTATTAGTAGAGGTAAAGTTTGCACCTGCTTGCACCACAGGGTGGTTAATCAGGGGGAGGATGTTGTTTTCAGTAAGACTGAAAACTTGATTAGCTGGCGTAGCGGGGATGCTGGCCACAAACAGCGGGAAGAACTGGTTGATGTTTGTGATTGCACCTGTGTTTACAAGGTAAAAGCAGGCATCAAGGGGCGGGTAAACGTTAACGTTGCCTGAAGTAGTAAGTGTAGAAGCGCTTGTTCCTGTGAAAGTGGTGGCTGTGATCGAAGTGACCGTCAAAGTTTCGCTCACACCAGTGCCGCTTGTGTAGGCAAGGTACACAGCTTGGCCGACTTGAAGGTTGTGACCCGAAAGAGTTACAACAACAGAAGTTCCCGTCTGGGCGTAAGTACCTGCCGAAGCTGCCTTGGCGTCTAAAAACAAGTTAGAGAGCTTGGAGTAGCGAAACCAGATTTCATCAACATACGCACCGCTGATAGCAGTATCGGTCAGCGACGAATCGACGTCAAAAACTTTAGTTGCATTACCCACTGCAGTGGGGATAAGGCTAGTGGAAAAAAGCTGACCAGACGCAACAGTTACCAAGGCGCTTGTGGTTGCCGGACGGTCAACCATCGCGGGCATCTTGTTAGTTGAGGAGCTGGACACGGAGTTCTATTGGGCTAATTAATCTTATTGTAGCGCGAAAGTAACTAACTTACCCGCCTTTCTGCAGCTCCTACACCACTTGCCGGTTCTTGTCGAGACTGTTGTCCTGACGATGCTACAAACTGTTGGCCACCTTGACCGCTTTGATCTACTGGTTCTCCGTTGCGAATGTCTGCTCCAATGGCAGTGCCAGCAAAGCGCATTCTTCCCCTGCTGTTGGCAAATTTACCGCCAGCTGACATGTTTCTGGTATCTTCTGCGAACTGGTTAAACCTAGGTGCAGGCAATTGAGGCCGAGACACCCTGCGCGTGTCCTCTGGGTGACTTGGAAGATTAACGTGTTTGTTGAAGCTACCTAGTGTTCTCATGAATATAACTGAGAAGCTGAATTGAAAGCAGAGTAAAGCGCACTGAGAGGATCAAAAGATTCTGTTGACGGTGAGTTCAATCCGTTTTTATCCAGGAAGGCATCCAACATATCGTAGACTCCGTCAGGAGAAGAAGACCTTTTAGACCTGCTGCCGAGGTAGAAATTATATGTATTACCGGGAAGGTTTGTTGAAGAGCCTGCTGTTACTGTGGTTCCGGTTTGAGAAAGAGGGAGTTGCGCTGCGGCTCCTGGTTTTGTGTGCAGAAACTTAATTCTATAACCTTCAGGAGTTTCAACTTCACCGTAACCGTTTTTCGGAGTAAATTTATCCCCAGGCTTAGCGAGCCAGGACAGTTGCGTATCTTGAGGGACACCAAAATCAACACCCTGGTGGTAAGAGGAGGCGCCAGGGGTGGGGGCCGCACGCGGACCGTATTTTGAAGTTACAGGAAATGCTGGCGACCAGCTAGACCCTTTCTGGGAATATAGAGGAAGTTTATCTTTTCCTACAAGAATTCTCGATAAATAGATAGACCTGAATTGTTCAGGATCAACAGCTTTTCCTTGAGGATTTACAATAGAACCGTGAAGGTGTGCCCCTGTGCTGGCAAAGTCGGCTCCAGGTGGCGCGATAGTTCCTATGTCAAAAGTTGTGCTCATTGGTACACAGTTTCAGAGTACATTGCTTTCTGTAGATTCTTAACCATATTATTAGGATCAAACGAAGGAATTCCTGATTTAGAACTATTTGCTAAATCAGGCAATCCGTGTTCAGACAAGAAACGAGTCAAAAAGTTTTTTGTGTCTGGGTCTGCATCACCGTTAACGTAAAAATTGTAAGTATTGCCTGTGCGAGTCTGTTGATTAGTAGACGCTGTTGTAGTAGGTCCGGGGGTAATTCCATATTGAGTTTGCAGTTCTTTGATATTTTTTGATGGTTGACCGTAGTAGCTGCCTCCTCTCATAGTCGGAAACGATGCCCATTCAGGTGCAAGTGCAGACGCAACTTGTGAAGACATTCCTTGTTTATCTAGGGCAGCAAGTCCGCCTAAAGATTTTAAACGTTGATCCGCAAGATAAGCAGCAGCGATATCTTGTTCTTGAGGACCGAATTTTTTCAAGCCGAGCTTAGAAGATACTGATTGCCAAGTAGGAGTTAGAAACTGGTAGGCGCCTGCTGCAGTGCTGGTGTGTCTGCCACTGCTAACAGCTTGGTCAGGATGCCTATTGAAATCGCTAAACAGACCGCCACCATATTTTGTTCGGTATCCTTCCGGACCTGCAGTACCTTCTGCGTATCGGATTGTGTTCAGGAGCCTACGTACTGAAGGCTTTTGAACTTGCTGTGCATAGAAAGAGTAGTCTTCAGGCATGACTGGAATTCCTTCAATAATCTCAGCGGAAGCTGGTTTCGAACAGAATGCGAGTGCCAACAGCAACGTCAGCGGGACCCGGGAGCGCTTGAATGAACTCAGCGCCTTCTCGGTTAAATCGGTACCTTGCCTGTTCTGGGTTTCGGTAATTGGGAACATAGAGATGGAGAGCTAATCGATCCGTCTCGTATAGATAGATTTGTGACCAAGTTTTCAAAGTCTCCTTAAAGTCTGAAGTTGAGATCGTACGTGAAACATCTCCCGCGATGTTTTCAAGACGATTTTTAGGAACGTTGAAATTGTTAACTGAACCGGTCATGTCGGTCTGCTTTTCTGCATAGTCGCACCGAGTGACCTGCTCAGAAATCTTGCTATACCAAAACGAATCAGGAATGTTGTTCACGGCCTCTTCCAGTCGGGCTTGGTCGCCAGCAGGGATAGATGTGACGTTGTATCCCAAATGCCAGCGAACTTTCGACTGGAGGAAGGTGTCAAGTTGCATTACTTAACAACGGAACTAAGGAAAGACGGCGATGACACGTCTTTCCCTTATTCTACATGGATGAAATTCTGTCTATTATTCGACTCTAACGAGATTATCTGCAACAATTGCATCCCAATCAACACGTTTGATTGCCTTGAGCTGCTCAAGTCGAACAAATTTCTCCCCTGACATCGAAGTTTGTAGATCTTTAATATCCCGCGCTGTCTTAAGCCCAACTCCGGGGAGTGCGTCTGCGATTTGGCGAGCACTAGCAGTGTTGATGTTGATTCTGGTGTCTAGCGGGAACGTTTCTTTGTTAGTGGGCTTTGCAGGATTAACGCCCTCTTGCTTCAACTGTTCCGTCAAACGTTCTTCGTTTTGAATTTTTTCGGAAGTAGCGCCCAGGTGAGGAATAAGTTCTGACTCTTCCACGAAAAAAACTTCATCCTGTGCATCGACGCACATTAAGATCCCTTCGCCGTGCTGAGACACGACTTCAAGAAGGGCGCCAGTTGGTTTGTACTGGTACAGCATACGTAGTTGAAAGAAGAACTACAAGTACAATACCAACCTTTATCTTAAAACACCATACAGACAGAAAAAACGGGCCGTTAGGCCCGTTATGTCTGAAGTACTGCCTTCAGGATCAGCTGTCGTCTCCACCGATTTGCGAGGCAAAATCGATCTTGTCTTGGATGTCATTCCAGGACACAGCAGCAGCTGCCCGGACGTAGCTAAGACGGCAAATGATGTAAGCCATACGACCAGCGGCGCTGTCAGCTGCAGAGATGAAGTAACCGCCGCCGTTGTTCGTAGTCGAAGTAGTGGCGGTGGTGTTGAACACCTTCCAAGTAACAGCAGAGGTGACCTTGTACAGCATGGAGTTGGCGAGATCGCTACTCACAATGGTGCCGGTAACAGAAGACGGGAAAGGAACCACACCAGTTCCAGCAGTTGTCGCGCCTGCGCCTTGGGCGATGGTGCTACTGGAGGCCTGCAGATACGAAGTAGCAGCAGCCAGGCCAGTGGTCTGGGAGGAAGGAATGCCAAGGGGCGCGGTGCCGTTGGCAGGACCAAACAGCAGGTACTCCGTGGCGTTGGTGAACTTCAGATCAGCCGTTACAGGGTCTGCTGGGAAACCGGGGAGGGGATCCGCAGCGTTGTTGGCAGGAAGATCCTTGGCAAGGGCAATAGAAGCGCCATACACAAAGATCGGGGCAGTGGAGCTACCCGTCAAAGTCAGCGTCGTGATGTTATCCCGCACACGATCGTCAGTACGACGATCAGGGGAAGGAATAATCACGTCAAGGCCAACGGGGTTATTGGTCGCGCTGGTCACGGAAACCGGCACGTAAGCGATTGCTTCGTAGCAGGCAAGACCAGGCCAGCCATAGACGCCTTCAGCGTTGTAAGCAGAAAGGCGGTTGACCTGGGCACCAGGTTGCAGGATTTGGGCTGCGCCAGATTTGTAAATAGCCATGTGTAGTTACCTCCGTATCAGATGATGGTGAAAGCGGAAGTGATGAAGTCCTTGTTCAGGTTAGCAAAACCGGCGTACAGCTGCCAAATCAGAATGATGAAACGGCTGAAGTCGTCGTTGTTGTTGATGAGAACCTGAGCGTTCGGACCACCAATACCTACGCCTACGGCTTGAGGACCGAAGAACAGGCCAGGAGGAGTAACATGAGAAATGCTACCGCCACCATCGCCAATGTCCACGGTGATCGACTTGCTAGCAAAGTTGGTGGATTCGAAGAACCGCACACCTTCAAAAACAAAGCCAGTGGGCATCACTGGTTCACCAGCAACAAACATGGCTTGGCCGTACTGACCGCCGCCGTAGATGGCTTGGCTGGGTCCGGTAGCACCCATAAGGGGGTTGCCTTGGCCCATGCCTGGATAGCGTGCCACTTCACGGAAGCCCTGGTCAGCGCGAAGATCGCGCATGAATGAGGGATCAGCGATACAACGGTAGTAGCCGTCTTGGAAGACAGGCACGTTACGCTTACGCAGCTGACGAACCACTTCAAGGAGGTCGGTCTTGACGTTGAACTTGTAACGCTCCGAGGCGTACTCGGTAGCTGTGAAAGAGTTCAGAGCAGTGGAGCTGGAGCGAGTCTTACCATTGGGGTAGTAGTAACCACCTTGAGTATCACCCGAAGCGCCGCGAGTCTCCGATTTCGCCATCTCGTCAAGGAACACACGGTCCCTCCAACGGCGATAATCATCGAGCAAGGTCAGCGAGCCGATGGACTGGTGGAACATGTTGAGGTTCCCCGTGTCCAGCAGAAGACGCTGAGCGGTCATCAGAGTCTCACGAGCGATCTTGAAAGTGCTCGGAGCATTGACGTTGTTCGGGTCGGCAGGGCCGGTGTACTCACGCAGAGAAACCAGCACCTTGTCCTTGACGATAGCCCGGCTGCTAGCGGTACCAATGGTTTGATCCTGGGTACGCTCACGGCTGGTCTTCGTTCCGGGGTTGCCCCAGAAGCGGTACCGGTCCAGCTGCACGGTTTGGCCGGGCTGCTTAGTGAAATCGTGGACAACTACCGGTTCGGCAGCCATCTCCACGATGTAAGCTGGGTGGGGCCGATAGAGTTCTGCGCCCAGCAGCTTCGGAAAATCATTATCAATGAACATGTGGGTTACTCAGCGTAAGAGAAGTTAGCTGAAACCAGAGGAAAAAGATCCTCTATGCATGGAACAACTGCTCCACTGGTAATAATTATAGCAACACTTACTTACAGCCGTTATTAACTTCCGGGAACATATCCGCCCCCGATGACGTTACCTGGGTTGTAATAGTTGTTTGGTTTGGGGCCAAGATTCCTGTAAGGGCTTACAGTTTGAGTTTTATCTTGCATGGCAATATTCTGAGCTTGGACTTCAGGGACAATTCCGGTTCCAGGAATTTTTCCCTGTGACGCCATCATGTCGTACATGTTACCCATGACCTGCGTGCTGTTTGCATCCTGCTCCGACTGCGTTCGTTTTTTCTTTGCAGCTTGTTGAGCAGTAGCTTTTGATTTAGCTTTTTTTGCCTTAGAACAATCCATGGGTCTTTCCTGCAATTACTAGCTTACTATCAGGCAACATTAGGCATGCCAACGCCAAGCTGTGCTCCAAGGTTTTGACCTGCCATACGTGCTTTACGTGCTTTACGTGCT